TACCAATTCAATCCTTACCGGATAATCTTTATGTTGGGGGAAGTTTGTGGTTAGGAAAAACACCAATTCAATCCTTACCGAATAATCTTTATGTTAATGGGGATTTGTATTTAAGTGAAACACCAATTGAATCCTTACCGGATAATCTTTATGTTGGGGGATCTTTGGATTTATTTGGATGCAAAAATCTTCAATCCTTACCGGATAATCTTCATGTTGGGGTAAGTTTGTTTTTACAAGGAACACAAATTAAATCCTTACCGGATAATCTTCATGTTGGGGGAGATTTGTATTTAGGAGAAACACCAATTCAATCCTTACCGGATAATCTTCGTGTTACAAATATAATTTTTATTTATGGAACACCATTAAGTAAAAATGATGAATTGGTTAAGAAATATAGAGAAAAATATACAATTAATAGAAATTTTTAATTATGAAAAAGATTAAATTAACAGAATCAGATTTATATAGAATTGTTAGAAAGGTTCTTCTTGAACAGGAGGAAGAAAAGAGAAGTTTTACATTTTCTCCGGGGTCATTTGAATCTTTTATAACATCATCAAATGAAAGATTTGTTAAATTTCTTAATAACAAATATGATGAGATTATTGTTAATGGGGATTTGGATTTAAGTGAAACGGATGTTAAGATTTTACCTAATAATTTTATAGTTGGGGGAGGTTTGGATTTAAGAGACACACCAATTCAATCCTTACCGGATAATCTTCATGTTGAGGGAGATTTGTCTTTAATTGCTGTAACAGAAATTGAATCCTTGCCGGATAATCTTTATGTTGGGGGAGATTTGTCTTTAGCAGGAACTTTTATTCAATCCTTACCGGATAATCTTGACGTTAAAGGAATAATTTTTATTGCTGAAACAGCATTAGTTCATGATGATAAGTTGGTTAAGAAATATGAAAAAAAATATACAATTGATAGGTATTAATTAATTATGAAAATAAAAATCCCCAACTTATGATTGGGGATTTTTTAATTTTGTATTTCCTTTTTGTGCTCTTGGTTCATAGGGACAATGTAAACAACCGGAACCACAACAATAACCTCGTTTTTTATGGAAATTTTCGGTCATAACTTTTTTACCATCCGAATTGACATAAAAATCAGAATCTTTATTTTGCAATGTTTCTTTAATGTATTGTTCTGTTATCCAATCGTTTTTCATTTTAATAATTATATCTCATTTATTTAATCTCACATGCGCCACCCACGCAAGCAAGCTCCCCACTTAAGTTTGTTTCATCAGACAATTCCACAACTTTTGACAAATCAATATGATGCAATTTTGACATTAATTCTTCAAACTTTTCTTTTGTACAATCTTCAAATGGTGCTTGAACATATGTACCCCCATCATAAGGTAGAACCGATAATCCGTTATAATGTTCACGATTTTCCCACATCCATTTTCCAACATTTTCCCATTCATCTTCTTTTAATGAAATTGTTGCTGATACGTTATGAACATTCGCACCACTTCTATGTCCAGTTTTAATCCACTCTTTGCTCACTTTTTTAACTCTTTCAAGCAATTGTAATGGCGACTCAGTTCTTAAGATTGAATTTTCTGGTGCTTTTTGGGGAACTGAAATAACTGCGGTATCATGCGGTCTAAAATACTCATCCTCAACAAGTTCGGGGTGATTTATCATAAGATAAGTATAAATCGCTTCATTTTTACCGACACGAATTCTTCTAAGATAATAATCATTATGCCAAGCATGAATACCTGAAGATGTTCCAAGAACTAGAGATGATGTACCAGAAGGTTTAACAGTTGTTGTTCTAGCCGCTTTATTAATACCAATTAACTCAGCAACTCTAGCATTTTCTTCTTTACAAATATTAGCCGCTTCTTTCATATCATAATTTAATACAACACCAGAACCAATTCCGGTCATTCCAACGCCAATAAGCGCATCTTTTTCAGTTGTTCTTCTCCAAACATCACGAAGATAATGGAAGTTGGTATAACCGGCTTGTAGTGTACCGATAAATGTTGCAGCTTTTACTCTATTATTGAAATCTTCTTGTGATTCAATATTTGAGACATTTACCTCACAAAGATTACAAAACTGAAATGGTCTCAGCGCAATCTCACAGCAGGGATTTGTTCCATAGCTTTTATCATTTGTTAAATAAATTCCCGGTTCACCAGAACCAGATGCTTCAATTCTTTTCCAAATATTCATAAAAAACTCTTCAGTAATCTTGTGTCTAAGTAAAACAACTGAATTATTTGCTCTACCTCTTTGTGGATTTAATTCCCACCAATTACCGGATTTACATGCAATCATTTCATCGTCATCAGCACTAAACAAGGAAATAAGTGCCGCCCTACGAATTCCTCCGCTCAAGACCGCATCAGCAATATGACAAATAATATCATGAACCTCAATTGTTGATAACTTTTCACCATCATTTTTATTATCCAAAATGCTGGTAATTTTATGAATACAATCTTTTAAAGGTTGTGGTCCCGGTGCTTTTCCACCAGATGTAACCAATCGCTCACCCTTCGCTCTGATATCACTATAATCGAACTGTATTGTTGATGTTACATATCCAAAATAAGACTTTAGAAGAACTTTAATAGCATCAGCCCAACCTTCAATGGAATCGCTAATTAAATAGCGTCTATGACGGGTTGTATTAGGTTTACGAATTTCAGGTAATTCATCAACATGATGCTTTTGAACTGAATAACCAACACCAGTTCCACCTAAAAGTAAGAACATAGTTTCACTAAACGCATCAATATGATCTATTGGTAAGAATGCACAATTATAAATTCTATTTGGACTAATCTCAATAGGTTTACCACCAAATTGTAATGATCTCATCGATGGTAAAATCTTTTTATCATATACCATTTTATATACCTCACGAATTTCATTTTCAATTTGAGGATATTTTTTGATATGCATTTCCATGTTCCGAGTAACCAACTCACTCCATGTCTCTCTTCTATTTTTTACTGGGTCATATTTAGCATATTTCATATAAACCGTAATGTCACTTAAAATTTCTTGTGAAATGTCCATTTTATTATATATTTTTTATTAATTTATTGTTGTTCTTTTTTTATTAGATTGCAATTCACCTAATCGTTTTTTTGCATTCATTTCATTAATCTCTTCGACCTCTTTTTCATGACCTAATAATGTTTTTGATTCCTCTGTATCAATAATAAGCATTTCATTGTCAAATTTGCAGTTTGCAAACACCACACCATCAGAACCAATTCTTGATTTTGTAATTGCAATTGTCGCAAGTTTTTGGTCTTTTTGTTCAAGAGATTTAGCAATTGATATGATAACGTGACCAACTTGCGCTTTTTTAATGCTACCACCCATTTGGTCAGTTGTTACAACATCCGCTGAAATTGATGAATTATGTGTATATATATCATTAGCAAAAAACATATGTGTTTCATCTACTGTAATGTCAATAGTATCTTCTTCACCAATTAATTCAATAGATTCTATTTCATCTAAAATAAAATCGTCATTATTTAATTTAATTTTTTCCATTATTTAGTTTTTTAAAAAATTAATACATTCTTCAATTATCATTTGTTTATTATTTTTATATTCAGTTTCTTTAACTCTAAGTATTTCATAACCTTTTAATTTTAAAAATTCGTCCCTCTTAATATCTTTTTCTTTTTGTTCTTTTTTAGAATGCCAATAATCACCATCAAATTCAATAATTTTATTTCCATATTTAAAATCAACAAATATTGTTTTTAAACCATTACTATTAACATAAAAAATTTCTTCACCATTTTTCTCAAAAAAATTAATATCGTCAGGATTATTTAACAAATCGTTTAATTCCCAAAATAAAGTTTGGGATATTTTACTATAAAGTAATCCATTTCTACATGTTTTATCAATATACTCATAAAATTTTTCATAACCTAATTTTTCACCATATCTTTTAATAAAACTACTAACTGAGGTTTTGTCCATATTTATTTTATATTTTTCCCATAAAACATTACCTTCAATTTCACCAAAAGTATCAATGTAGTATTGTTTTGAAAATCTATATGATTGTTTTTTATTCCGCTCTAACCATCTTTTATAACCATCCTCAACTCCATATCTTTCTTGATATTCTACTAGTGTTCTACCATTTCGATATGGGGTTATTTTTTTTCTTTCTAACATGGTATTAATTTTCTTACTCAACATGTTTTTCCAAATCTCTTTACCTAATTCATCTCCGTATTTTTTAACACATGCTGATAATCCCCAGTTTTTTTTAGATTCCAAATAAATTTTCCATTTTTCTTCACCAATTTTATTACCGTATTTATTAATAAATTTTTCATAAGTATGTGAAACTTTTTTGGATAACTCATCTTTAATTTGTAATATATTATTTTTACCATATCTAATTTCTAATGCGTAGTCTGACATAACATCATTTTTTAAAACATTTGTAATTATTGAAAGTCTTTCAACCCAATCACCATCTACATTATATTTTATAAATAACATTATATTTTTTAATCTATTTTTAATTTTTTGTCCTTTGTAGATTTCTAAAATTTTTAAAATTTCATTATTTTGATACTCTGTTACTTCATAAATTTTATTATCGACAAATATTTTTCTTTTTAATAAATCTTTAACTTTTTTATCCATGTGTATTTAGTCTTTATAAGATAAATACACAGATTTTAATAAAAGTTAACAGCTACACAAAATTTATTTTTTAGTTAATAACTTATCACCAATCTTTAATCCGGAACGTATTGATTTTAATGAACCGTCACTTGTTGGAAAGAAGTGTTTGCTAGATACTTTAATAGTCTTACCCGTTTTTGTCTTAATCTCATATACTGGTTGTTTTTGTATTGGAAATACTTCAGTTATTTGCTTAAAACCATCATGAGTTTTAATCATATCACCAACCTTAACTTTACCTATTTGAACCTCTCCAACTCCCTGAATATCAACCAATTCGTTAACAAAAACGCATCGATTACCTTGGGTCGCGGTCCACCCGACAATATCTAACTCATGACACATTGCTTCAAATGCTCTGATAACTGAACCCTCACCCTTCCATTCATCACCATTAAATTTTTCAGGTAATACACAATCAATATAATCCAAGCAAATTAAATCAATTTTAATACCTTCAGAAATTATTTTTCTTACCTGATTTTTAATGTTTGACATGGTTAATGATTCTGAAGGTAACTTCTTTAGAATCAATTTATTGGGTAAGGTACTTCTCAACTCTTTAACCGTTTCCAAAACTTCTTCCTTATTTGCGGTCAAATCATCGGGTTTAATTCCGGTCCACATCGTAAAATGCTTGCGTTGAATGATTTTTGGATTGTCTTCAAAGAAGATTTGAAGGACATTGAAACCCAAATTATATGCGTGATTTGCAATTTTTGTCATTACGGTTGTATTATGTGTTAACACATAATCTCTAGTAACATATAATTCATCAGGATTTGACACTTTTATACAAACAGCTTCCTCATCGTGAGAATAATTTATTGATTTAATATATTTTTGTTCAATATATTTTTCTCTTTTTATGAATCTATTTACTTTTCTTAACAACTTAAACGGAACAATATTATTTGCAAACGATATTGTTACAGTATAAGCCATTTTACCATCCTTTACCTCACCTTTATACTTATATTTAGGTATTTTTGTTTTAATTTTAGCTGTACCACCTAAAGAAAGAACAATTTCTCTAACATCTTTTGCTAATTGTTCTGAAACAGTTGTAAATTGACAACGACCTCTTTTATCCGCATAACCATCAGTATCCATTAATCCTCTCAATAATTCAAGTCTATTATTTACTGAATTAAAAATATAATCTTTCGGTATAAACTTTTGGTCAGATTTCATACCAAGTAAACCATAATGAGTTAAATGAGGTTTAATAACATTTTTAATGCGAACAACTTTAATTGTTTTAGTGTCCCTATGGTATTCAGAAAATGATGTGTGTAGATTTAAATTAGAAATATTATCAAATATTTCATCATCTTTAGTGCTTAAAGTGATACTATCTTTTGCAGATAAATAACCATCCCCCAATAAAATACCCAATAAATAAGGATTAATTAATATATCTTTTTCGTTAAAATTAATAGGATTAACAATAGGTAGTCTATAATTATATCTACCTCGTTTTTTTATATCAACTAACATATCGCTAGTTTTAATCACTTTATACCCATAATTCGGAGCATAGGTATTAACATTTTTTATGCGTGTTTTTCTTGTACGCATGTTTAATGTATTAACATACCATAAATGTTCTGCATCACAAAAAGTATGTGTATCATCAGTAAATTCAATTTTATAAATTGGACGTTGACCTTGCGGATAAACACCAATCACATATTGTTCATTACCATCGGAACCAATTATTTTATCACCAAGTTTAATATTTCCTATTTCGGTCCAACCTGTTGGTGTTAAAATTGGTTCACTAACATTTTGGGCTTTGCCCACACCTGTTGGTGCAAGAATAACACCAATTTCACCCTTTGCTAAACCACCTTTTAAGAGCTTATCAATACCCTTAATACCCATTGCAATCGGATGTCTAAAATCCTCACTTAAAACACCTTCTGTGTCGTCAAAAACATCCAACTGACCCTTATCCAATTCACCAACCTGAAGTGCGTTCCTAACCAAAGATTCAACTTGGTCATAATTTTCAAACTCACCACCATCGATAATTTTTTGAGCTTTGGTCATTACCTTCTTCAACTCTTGTTGCTTGCAAAATTTTAATGCTTTTTCTTGAACAAATTCCGCACCATCGGTTGATACATTTTTTATTGATTCCAAGGTATCAATTGCAACCTTTACAAGAATATCTTGCGCCAACTCAGATTTAATAATTTGCTTTAAAGTTGTGAATGAAGGAACCTCATTGTATTTTCCATAATATTCCTTAATAAATTGAACAACAATTTTAAAATACTTATTCTCGAAATAGGAGACTTCCATAACATCAATAATTGATGATCCAAAGATTTTATCAATGATAATTTGGTTAATTAATTGAAGCTGAAATGTTTGTCCGAGATACTCGAAATTTTTATCTTTGCCCATGTGTGTTTGTTAGTTTGTATCTTCTAAATACTACGATTATAGGATAATTCCGAGGTATTCGTTATTAAAATTTTTCTGAGAAAAAATGTCAGTTAAGTTTCTCAAGATGTTTTTTGCTTCTGGTCGTACATCCATCGTATATCTTACCTTCGGAGGATATACTTTTGCATCAAACACTCTGTGACAAATTGTCTCATCATTTATCTTAACATAGATGTTAAATGTTTCTGGACCATCGGTATTTGATGTTTCCATAATTTGGGGGGTTTCCTCAATTTCATAATAGTTATCCAACATGTATGTAACGGTCTTAATCTTCAACTTTCTTTGCAAAGATTCCGCAATTTCTTTAACGTATTCATATAATTCCATAGAACGTCTTGCTTGGGGATTATAATCTTTAACATTAAAATACCTCTGAATTACAACGTTGTTATTAAGTTTAATTAAAAACTCCATTTTTGTTAAATCTTGTTCTTTCATTTTTTTATATTTTTTTAGTTATTAAAATTTCGTTTTTCTTTTCTGGTTAGCTTTAAAAATGGTCGAATAAATTCAACCCAATCATTATTATATTTTGGTAAGAATTTGAAGAAACCATCCTCATTCATCATTTTAATGAATCCCTTATAACCCCTACCATCAGGGTCTATAGATTCGTGACAATAAAGTTCAACAATTTTTTTTGCTTCCTCTGATATGAGGGGGTTTGTAAGATTAATAATCTTGTCATTTCTTTCGAAGAATCCATCTCCGTGCTCACCATCTTTCGTCTTTCCACTTAAAATATTTTTTAAAACGTTACTACTATTTTCCTTAACCAAGTCTTTCGAC